TAGAAAACAATTGGTAGTCCTAAGTAAAGAGGATTCAGTTGGGGAATCAATAGAAGATACCTTTCAAGACCTATCAGTATATGGAATTATTGCACAAATAGTTTCAAATGGTAAATGGGCTAAATAACCAATAAAATATTTGGATATATCAGATAATAATCGTATCTTAGCTTAATAATAAAACATAAAACTTAAAATATGAAGTATAGTAAAAAAGAATATTGTGAAAATTGTAACGCTATATTAGGTTATGAATGTACCTATACCTTACCAATTGATAACAATTCAAAAGGTATTTTAACAATTGAACACTGGGATGGTAATCCTAATAATAATTTATCAGATAATCTTTTAACATTATGTGGTAATTGTGCACAATACAAGACAAATTTATATCAAGATTGGCAGACACCGGGTAGAAACTTAAAAAAAGTAGAAGGTAGTAGTTGGATAGACCCTATCGATTTTATATGGAAAGATTGGATTGCATATTGTAATTCACCTCTATTTCCAAAAATAACAAATAATATTGGTATTATTGTTGGTAAAACTGGTCAAGGTAAAACATTTACGATTACTAAATATATGATACCAGAATGGTCAAAACCAAAACATAATCTTCAATTAGTGATAGTATCGGCACCACAATGTGGTATTTTAGATGAAATTGATTTTTTATTATGTGCACAAACAAATAAATGGTTTTTTTCAGATAACCCTCAACGTACACTTGAACTTTTAGAAGATGGTCATCGTGTAATCCATATTTCAACTCACAAAGGATTGGTAAGTAAGAATGGAAAGAATCTTATAAAATATTGTAAGAAAAGTAACGTAAAACATGCGATAATTATCGATGAGGCCCACACATGGTTATGTACTAATCCAGAAGTTTATAAAAAGGTAGTAGGTTGGAATACCGATGGTTATTCTGCATGCCTCTATAATTTATTATCTGAAATTACACGTTACAATCCATATGTATTTGGTTTAACCGCAACACCAAATGGTGAACAAACTGGAAAAGTAGCAATCAATAATTCAAAAACTACTTTTCAAATTATAAATAAAAGTTGTCCTGTGCAACTTTTACTACCAAAACAGGCATGGATTAAAGAACATGGATATTTGAATTTAGAAAAGGTAGAAGAAACATTTGATAAAATAAAAGAAAGAATTATTGAAATTGAAAACTCAAAATTAATTACAGGAGTTAAGAAAACACTTTTGTTATCATGTGCTATTAGTGGATATGATAATCCATATGAAGTAGATTCCGTATTGGAAAGGGTAAATCAAATTTATTTAGATTTGGGAATGGAAGGTGATTTTAAAACATGTGTTATGACAAGTGGTAGAAATGAATCTTACTCTCCCGATGGAAGTATTGAACAAGAAAATGAAACTTCATTAAAACGAAAATTAAATAATAACGAAGACCCTTTATCCGTAATTCTTGTCGTTCATAAAGGAACTATGGGAATGAATATTCCTACTATGAGTGGAGTAATGGTTTTAAAGAGAACTGATAAAGATGATGGTGACGGGCTATCACTTACTGAATTCGCAAGACAATTAATAGGCCGGTTGGTTCGAATAAATGTACTTAATCAGAAATCGTTGAAAGAGCAATATAATTATGATTTTTCTGAATACTATCAAACATTATCGGATGAAGAAAAGATAAATGCAATTGAAGCTAATTCATTCTTTGTAGATATTCCGGCTAATAATGAAATGTGGGAATTAGCTATACAAGAATTCAGACAAACATATGTTAATAACGTTGAATTTGCAATTGAATCGTTGAATAAATTATAAAAATTCTTTGATTAATTATATACGAAAATCGGAAATTCGTATATTTATATACACACACCGCGAGTAGGAAAGACTCGTAAATAAAACCATAAAACAACTTAATTTTTAAACACTTAAACGGAGAAAAAATGGCATTAGACATTAACGCAATTAGAGGTAGACTAAACAAACTACAAAACACACAAAAGAAAACGGATGCATTGTGGAAACCAACACCTGGCAAATCCCAAGTCCGTATCGTCCCTTACAAGTTCAACAAAGATAATCCATTTATCGAACTTTATTTTCACTACAACGTAAATAACAAAACTTATCTATCTCCAATTTCATTTGGTAGACCTGACCCTATTGTTGAGTTTGCAGACAAACTTAAAAGAATGGGTGATAAGGAAGATTGGAAAGCAGCAAAGGCTATGGAGCCTAAGTTGAGAACCTTCGTTCCTGTTATTGTTCGTGGACAAGAAAATGACGGAGTTAAATTTTGGGGATTTGGTAAGACAGTTTATCAAGAAATTTTGGGTTACATCGCTGACCCCGATTACGGAGATATTACTGACCCAAATGCCGGTAGAGATTTAACAGTTGATTACATTTCTGCGGAAGATGCAGGTACATCGTATCCTACGACTACACTGCGTGTTAAACCAAATCAAACACCATTGGCAGAAGGTGGAGACCTTCAGAAATTCTTAGATAACCAAACTGAGATTACTGAATTGTATTCCGAACTTTCTTACGCTGAATTAAAGAATGTATTAGAAGGATGGTTAAACCCATCTGCAACATCGGAAGATGATGGTACAACTTCAGTCGTAGAGGAAACCCTTTCGACCAATACTACATCTAAAGCTACACCAAGTGTATCTCATGATTTAGGCGGTTCAATCGAAACTCCAACACAACCACCAGTTTCTAAAAAGACTGATGATGTAGCTGCAGCATTCGATGATTTATTTAACAATTAATAACCAAATTTTATGGCAAAACAGGAATTGGATTTAGCCGATATTCTAGCGAGTGAGCTAAATAAACAATCTAAAGACCAAAAAGTAGCATTCTTCTTAGATGATGATGCAACTCCTACAAACGTAGAGGGTTGGGTATCAACCGGATGTGCTACATTAGATGTTGCGATTTCAAATCGTCCTTATGGTGGATTGCCTGTTGGTAGAATTGTTGAGATAACAGGATTAGAACAAAGTGGAAAATCATTAGTATCTGCACACATCCTTGCTGAAACACAAAAGCAAGGTGGTGTCGCAGTGTTAATAGATACTGAAACTGCAGTGAGTAGAGAATTTCTTGAAGCAATCGGTGTGGATGTAAAGAAATTACTTTATGTATCAGCAGACTCAGTTGAACAAATTTTCGATTTTACTGAAACTATTATTGAGAAAGTTAGACAGACAGACAAAGACAGATTAGTAGTAATTGTAACCGATTCAGTAGCAGCAGCATCCACTAAAACGGAGTTGGCTTCTGATTATGGTAAAGATGGCTATGCAACTGACAAAGCAATCATCATCTCAAAGGCGATGAGAAAGATTACCAATATGATTGGTAGACAAAAAATCTTATTAGTATATACAAACCAACTTCGTCAGAAAATGAACGCAATGCCGTTCGGTGACCCGTGGACTACATCCGGTGGTAAAGCCTTAGCATTCCATGCTTCGGTTAGATTACGTTTGAAAGGAATGGGACAGATTAAGATGAAGGTAAATGGTAACGATAAAATCGTTGGTATGAAAGTAAGAGCTCAAGTCGTTAAGAATAGAATGGGCCCACCATTAAGATGTGCCGATTTTGATATCTTCTTTGATAGAGGAATCGATAACTATGGTTCGTGGTTAGTTGTAATGAAAGATAATAAAATCGTTAAACAAGCAGGTGCTTGGTATGAATATACTGATACTGAAAGTGGCGAGGTTATTAAATTCCAATCTAAAGATTTCATCACTATGATGGAAAGTAGGGTTGATGTTAGAGACCAAATTTATAAAAAGATTTGTGAATCTACGATATTACAATACAAATCAGATACATTAGATATCGAAAATATGGAAATCGATGAATCTGGTGCAGGAATGGATGATTAATTTAAAAAAAACACATTGAAAGCAATATACAAAAACATTTTAGAATCGGTAGAAAAAGAACATACTAGCAATTCTATTAAAACTAGAAATTCTAGAGTTCTGATAATTGATGGATTAAATACATTCATCCGTTGCTGGTCATCCATTCCCACAATGAATGATGATGGCGACCATTTAGGTGGTGTAACGGGTGTCTTAAAATCAATAGGTTACGCAATTCGTCAAGTTCAACCGACTCGTGTTATTGTAGTTTTCGATGGTAAAGGTGGCTCTCAAAGTAGAAAAAAGAGATTTTCGGGTTATAAGGCAGATAGAGACCCAAACAAACTTAGAGTGAATCGTCAATATGCCGGTATGATGAATATCGAGGATGAACGCGAATCAATGAAAAGACAATTTGTTTGGTTGAACGAAATGCTAAATTATCTACCTGTAACCAACATGATATATGATGGTGTAGAGGCAGATGATGTTATGGCCTACATCACTACACAACTACTTAAAGAGGATGAACAAGCGGTGGTTATGTCAACTGATAAGGATTTCCTTCAATTGGTTAACGAAAAAACCATCGTTTGGTCACCCACCAAAAAGAAAATCTATAATAGGAACGTTGTTAAGGAAGAATTCGGAATCGAATCAAAAAATCTACTTTTATATAGGGTATTGGATGGTGATAAATCAGATAACATACCAGGAGTTAATGGATGTGGTGTTAAAACCCTCGTAAAGAGGTTTCCAGAACTGACTGAGGATGTTAAATTATCTGTTGATGACTTATTCCGCCTATGTGATGAGAAGAGAGGTAAGATTAAGATATACGATGATATCCTTTCTGCAAGGGAGCAGATTCTTATGAATAGAGAATTGATGCAATTAGATGACCCCGATATATCAGGTATTATAAAAATGAATATATTGAGTAAATTTAATGAACCAAACGACCAATTAAATAAATTAGATTTTATGAAGGTATGTTTAAAGTATAAAGCGGTAAACAACTTTGGTGATATCAATGATTGGTTAAAAACAACATTTGGAAATATTATTACAAAATAACAATTAAACATGGAGGAAAACTATGAAGTGTATTAAAACAATTAAGGAAGGAAAATCCTATACGTTAGGAGAAATTAAAAGAGTGAGTGATATCGAGGCAGATGAGAGAGTAAAAGGTGGGCATTGGAAATTTGTTCCAAAGAGCGAATGGAAATCATTCAAAGGAAAGAGTAAGACCGAAGTGATTACCGAAGAA